CGATCGGCATGAGAGCCCAGTACATGCTCCGTGCCGGCCACTCCACCCCCGAGGTCTGCGCCACCCTCAACATCACAGGCGACTCCCTCAAACTGGCCCTCTCCGCCGTCCAGTCCCTCGACCACGAGATCCAGGACTTCCGCCTACACGTCTGCCCACGTCCCACTCCGTGGGACGTACTAGAAGCGGCGGAGGAGTCGTAGAATGGGGTGCTCCAGCGGGTTGCCGCCCCTGGAGCATGACCACCTGAAACCCCCAGGCGATGCCAAACAGAATAGACCTGACCGGTCACACCTTTGGCCGGTGGACCGTCCTCTCCTATGCCGGGGACGGTCGCTGGAACTGCCGGTGCGAATGCGGCACCGAGAACACCATCCAAGGCGGCGGCCTCCGCAACGGACGCAGCAAGAGCTGCGGATGCCTCAAGGCTGAGCGCCTTACCAGCGACAGGCCCTACAGAGCTAAGGACCGAGCGGGGGTCCGCTACGGCTATGTTGTCGCCGTTCGACCTGCCTTCAAAAAGCGCTTCTGGTACTGGGAATGCCTCTGCGACTGCGGTAATACCGTAGTGTTTCCGCCAACGGTCTTCTGGGTAGAGAACCTGCATTGCGGCTGCCTAGAGGCTCAGCACCGCAGCGAGGGCCAGAAGAGCCACGGGCTCAGCAACAGCCGGACGTACAACATCTGGCAGAACATGAAAGCCCGTACTACCAGGCCAGAGGCCGACCCCAACGGTCGTTACTACAAGCGTGGGATCCGCTGCTGCCAGCGTTGGCTTGACAGCTTCGAGGCATTCCTTGAAGACATGGGCGAGGCCCCCGAAGGCTTGACACTGGACCGGATCAACAACGACGGGGACTACGAGCCCGGTAACTGCCGATGGGTCGACCGCAAGACGCAGGCCAACAACCGGGCACCTAGGCGCTGGGCCCGCAGACCAAAGGAAAACTAGGGGTATCAACCTCGGTCCCCGGACACAGTTAGCATGGCCACCGGAGCGTTTTTCACTTCTCTGAACTATCGTCTCTTCGTGAAGCTGGGGACCAGTTCTAGCACAAAACCGACATCGAGTGCAGGCATGACTCGATTGTTGTCGCTGGACAACGCAGGTATCCAGGGTGACTCTGAGTCTACCTCAGTGGTTGATTATGACTCGGAGCAAGGATTCCAGTCCAATTTGATTACTAGTCAGTCGTACAATATCCCCGCGGGAATGAACCTCGACGTTGGATCCGACGGTTACATTCTGCTGAAAAAGGCAGCAATGAGCGCCGCCGATGGTGTACTTCTGGAGTGGTATCGTGAAACCCCGGTAACTGACAGTTCCGGTGACAACAACGAGGTTCACGCCGGTCTTGCACAGGTCAGCTCGCTGCAGGAGGAAATCACAGCTGGGGGGATTGCCCGAGTCACCTTTACGCTGCTGGGCTATGGGGCTTACGACTTCTACCCCCAAGGCAACCCCATCGCCACCCTGACCGTCTCTAACGCTGGCTCCGGCCTGACTCCCGCCACCTACAGCGGCGTTGCACTGATCGGGGCCACTCCCGAGCAGGGCATCGGTTCCGGTAAGAGCGCCACCGCCGACATCGTTGTCGCCGCCGGCGGCACCGTTGAAGCCGCTCCCACCATCGTCGCAGGCGGCACCAACTACAAGGTCGGCGACATCCTCACCGTGGCCGCCGGCACCGTCGGCGACGCGGGAACAGATGTACTACCTACCTTCACCGTGGCTACCGTGTCCTGACGCTACACTTCCACCGAGGTTCTCCAAAGCCGGCCCCGCGCCGGCTTTTTCATTGCGCCAACTCCTTCCACCGCGCCACGAAGAACCGCCGCGGCGGCTGCGCCTGGAACGCCCCCTCAATCCAATTCCTCGGCGGCTTAGGTCCTACAGGCCCAATCAATTTCCGCGAGATCGGGCTGAAGTACGGGTCAGGATACTGCCCCCGCAGCACCTCCCCCGCATACGGCGCCGTCCACACAATGCTCAGGCTGTTCCCCGACACCTGAGGCGCCTGCTGGCTCGACAGCAAAAACCCCGTATCCACGATGTCCCGCTGACCCTTCGGGATGAGGACGCCCGTGCCGTACTTTGTTTTCACCGTCTTGCCGCCCTGAAACAGACTCCTGAACCGCAGCGTGGAGTTAGGCCAGTCCCACTTGACCGTCGTGATCTGCGTCTTCGCCTCCGCCGCAATGATCGGCGCAAAGTCCTCCAGGATTTGCGTGGAACGCGCCAGCAGCTTCTCGGCGTTCCACTCCCTCAACTCCAGCGTGACCCGCGCCATCAGCTCTGCGTGCGCGAAGCGAGTCGCACCTTAACGCCCAGAGCATCACTCAGGATGCTGCCCAGCAGTCCGCTCTCCCCGTAGGGCAGTCGCACCTCCAGCACCTCACACTCGGTCGCATCCTGCCCCGCAAACGCCACGGTGCCCGAAGTACCAACCTTCACCCTGCTATCCAGCTCCCCACTCGTCACATACCCCTCATACAGCACTGTGATAACGTTGACCCCCGGAAAGGTCGTCTCCGCCACGCTCTCCCCCTTGAGGTACGCCGACACCGTCACCGTCTCGGTGTTCGCCAGCACGTTCCCGGTGTCTGCGTCGGTCGTCGTCCCGCTCGCCGGCACCGTGAATACCAGCGTTGCATTCTCCAGTGCCACCAACGCCGAGGCCATCCACCCGCTCCTTTCCTCCTAGTTTCCCGGCAACCTAGGTTGTAGTCCCGCACCGCCCCGTGGCAGACGATCTCGGCAGTGCCGTACTACGAATAACCGTAGATGACGGCGACGCGAGGGAACAACTTGCGGCACTACGCCAAGAGATCCAACGCACAGGCAGGGCCGCCGCTGCCCCTCTTTCGTTCGGCGGGACAAGTCCTCGCCAAAGCCCCCGCGTCCCACCGCCGAATGCAACCCGGCAAGGCGACCTAACTCAATTTCTACGGAGCATACGCTTACGCGAGGAATCTGAACGCCGCGCAAGTCAGATACGCAATCTTGGGTATAGGGACTCAATAGCACTTGAGAAGCTACTAACGGGACAAGTTGAGCGTCGTGCAGCACGCGAAAAAGCAAATGCTGCCGCGCAGGCACGGCAACGTGAGAGACTGCAAGGCATACGTGGCGGTTTAGGGGAAGCCACGAACATCATCAGCTCAGCCGCCATCGGTGCGGGCTTTCCTTTGTTATTTGGTCAAGGTGTTGGTGCTGCTGGCGGCGGCGCACTTGGCGGACTTCTCGGCTCAACATTAGGCGGCGCTGGCGGCTTTGCTGGTAGTATCGTCGGCACGGCTATCGGCCAACTAGGTGATACCTTCACTGATCTAGCTAAAGCTGTTGAAAAGCCCGTAGAAAACTTAAAACTGCTTGAGGAGCAATCTGTCCTAAGTGGACGCGGTGTAGAGCTACTAGCTAAGACATTGGCTGACTTGGGGCGGACCGCAGAAGCCGAGGGAGTAATTCGCCGCGACCTCTCGACTCGTGTAGATCCACAGACGTTTCTAAGTGTAGCCGCTGCAAATAGTTCGTATAGCCGCAGCATAGCCGAAGTGCAACTAAAATTAGGTGCGCTTCTAGCCGGCCCCGCACAAGAATTTGCCGCATGGCTTGCTCGGATAACAAGCCAAGTAACAAACTTGCCGGCAGGCGGCGGCGCTCCGACAGCATCGGGCGCTGAAAGCCTGAGGCGTAGAGGTTTAGCGCTGCAAGTGCTTGGGACGCAAGTTACCGGGCTTGGTCTTGGAATCACAGCCGCTTCCGGTGGCGCACTCGCCAAACCCGGTTTGGCACTTGCGGCTGGCGGTGCTGGTATTTCCGCTTTCGGCGGTACTCTTGGGGGCAGTTCCCGCTTCCAGAAAGAGCAACTGCAGGCCGCTAAAGCAACCGCCCCTATTCTCGCCGATATATCTCGCATTGAGGCTAACCGCGCCGGTATCCAGCGTAGTATCGTCCAAGCCAGTCTTTTAGGTAACAAGTCACAAGAAAACCGCCTACGTTTAGAGGATGCCCTGGCACAAATAGAGAAAGAAAGACTTGAGGCACGTGCGCGTGTCCTATCCGGTCCTAATGACGAGTCAACGAATCAGCAGATTGAAGCCTACAGGCGTGAGTTGGAAGCACTGCGCCTACGTGAGCAGACTGTCCGCGATCAAGGGGCACGCGAAGAACAGGTCCGCAAGAGCAACATACGCCTGACAGAAACGCAAACAGCAATAGCCGTTGACGGTATCCAGCAGCAGATCCGCGCCGCAGAGCGACTGGGCTCCGTTGAAATCGGCGCCGCAAAGCAGGCCCTTTCCCTACGCCAAGGCGTTGAGCAGGACGTTGGTAATGCCGCTCGTCGCATCGCCTTCAACGAAGCCGCCCTTCGTGAAGCCCGCAGCCTCGGCCAGACCGACGAAGTCCGAACGCTCACCCAAGAACAGCAAACTGCCGCTAAGGAGCTGGAGCGTGCCCTGATCAGCGGCGCTACCCAGCTACGCGACGCCGCCGTTCTCGCCAAGGAGAACATCGAATCCGCTGCACTGCGCCTGGCCGAAACCCAGCGCGACCCTCAGGGCCTCAACCGTTTCCTCTTCCCTGAAGAAGCAAGCGAGCGACGCCGCCAGGCTTTGGCAAGCCTCGGTCCACAGCTGAACGATGCCATCCGTAGTGCCTCCAACACTCTCGGCGTATCCCGCGAGCGGTTCCTCCCTCTACAGGGCATCCTGCAGAGTGCCCGTCAAGGGTTTGGCGTTTCCGATGCAGGCTTCAGGGCCGTAACCGACTTCATCACCAGCGCCCGCACTGAAAGCAACGCAACCCGCGACCTCCGCTCGGGCGAGCAAGCACTCGCCGCCATCAACGGCGAACTCAACACCTCCATTGGCGGGCTCGCAAACCAAGTCGCCAATCTCGTCGCCAAGCAGTGGGACGTGATCGTCAACGTCAACGGCAGTAGCGCCCAGTTACTAGGCGACGTCGCAGGAGCACTCTAATGACCATCACGATTGGCACCTTCTCAGCCAACGCCCTGACGGCCCAGCCCTTCGGTTACGAGGGCGAGGCGAGGACCGGCCTGACCGCTCGCATCTTCCAGGTCAGCGGCCTCCTCACCCCGACCCAGTGGCAGGCGCTGGTGAGCGAGTACAACACCTGGCGCAACCTACGCATCACCGACGAGGACACGCTCAGCAGCGGCACCGTCGGCACCACGATCAACCTCACGATCAGCACCGCCAACGGCCTGAGTGTCACCTCTCTGCCGTGCTGGTTCACCGATCCCCCTTCGGGGGATCAAGCTGGTGCCTACATCTCCGCCAGCGCCACCCTCGTTGACGCCGCCCAAGCCCTCGCGGTCCTGCTCCGCACCGAAGAAAAGAACCGCGAGCGCAGCGAACTCCTCCCCAACCTCGGCACCGTCACCCTCGGCTCCGCCGTCGTCACCCTGACCAAGCCCATGCTCACCCGCCGCGACGGCCCCGACGTGGCCTTAACGGCCACAGGGGTGAGTTACATCACCGGCTCGCTCGTCGCCCACAAGGCCCGCGACATCGAGGGCTACATCACCACCGGCACCTACGACGACGTCCTGTCCTGGTACGACACCACCATCGCCTCAGTCCCCACTACCGACACGTGGTTCCCCGTCACCGCCCCCACAGCCACCGCCGAGGTCATCATTGACGGTGGAGTGAAGACCACCCGCTACACCGTCCAGCTCTCCGCGGTGCAGATCATCTAATGGGCATCGACATCCGCGCCACCGTCACCTGCTCGCTCGGCACGCTGATCAGCGCCACGGTCAACGACGACTACATCCAAGGCTCCGGCCTGATCAAGACCCGCGGCTCCTGCGAGATCAGCGGCCTCATCAGCCCCGCCGTGGGCACCGTCGCCACCTTCAGCTACACCAAGTCCGGCGTCACCCGCTCGGTGCCTAGGAAGCTGCGGGTGCTCTCCAGCTTTGCCGACCCCTACCGCCGCACCACCAAGGTTGAACTCGGCTGCAAACTCACCTACCTCCAAGACCTGAAAGACCCGATCAAGTGGAACGCCTTTAACGACCCAGAAAACGAGGACTTCGACCAGAACGATGCCCGCATCGTCGTCATCCCCATCTATGCCAGCTCGGTCGCTAACGAGTGCCTCACCCGCCTCGGCCTCACCGCAACCAACCTCTCCCTCTCCAACCGCTTCAGCGTTGACGAGTTCGACTTCAGCCCCGGCTACGTCCAGATCCTAAGCGATCTCTTAGTTTCCGAAAGCCGCTGCGGCTACCTTGACTCCTCCGAGATTCTGCGGGTCTTCTCCCTTGACTCTGCCGGTGGCTCCGGCCCTTCCTTTGACGACAGCAAAGTCATCGACGTGGCCCCCATCGGCGTTGGAGAGCTTGCCGGCGACTCGGTCGTTGTCAGCTACAACACCCTCAAGCTCAAAGCCCCCGAAGGCGAAGAGGTAGCCTGCCGCGACGCTGCCGACGACACCGACGAGCTGGAATCCTCCTGGGGCCGTGACATCACAACCTCCACCAGTGAGGGCAGAACAACCTACGCTTACAAGCTATTCAACGAAGGGGAAACAATCAACAGGGCCTACTCATGGCTTGAGTCGGCCACAGAAAAGACAACTTACGGCCTATTCAACGTCTACGAATCAGGGCGCGTCCGCAGCGCAGGCAGCACGACCGGCCTGCCCACTCAGCCCGATGCCATAGACGGCCCCGTCGTTGAGCGCCGCAACCTCGTGACCTCCAGAAGCATTCTGCAGCGCACCGGCAGCGCGGCTATCGCAGGCGGCTATGCCCAGCAAAGCCTATCCAACGGCTTTGACTTCAACAACTTCGACGTCTACAAGCGCACCACGGAGACCTTTGCTTACGACAGCTACGGCAACGAAAAACTCCGCATTGCAGAAACCTACGGCAGCCTCCTGTTCCTCTACGGCTCTGCCGGTATTGATCTCGTCTATACAGACGACAACGGCGTGGTCAGCCGCGTCAACCTAGGTCAAGAAACCGGCCTACTGGAGAAGATCGAGGTTTACTCGACAACAAGTGGAAACCTGACAAAGCGTGTGACCAAACGCTACGGCCCATGGGCTGAAACCATCTCAGGCCAGCAGGCAATCGCCAACGCAAGAGAGGCCATCACGACCGTTGCAGAAGCCGAAACATTCCTAAACACGCTGTTCGGTGGCCTCTACCTTATAGACGTGACGGTAGAGACAAACATCACCGGAGACCGTGGAGCCCAAGAGGTGCCTAGCGACGAAGAGGTAGCCAAGCAAGACCTAGCCGATGACGG